GAAGCCCGGATCACAAGTCCGGGTTTTTTGCGTCCCAAAAATAAATATTTGTCCAATTTGTGGAATTTGTATATTTGGGGGAATAATTCCATAATTTGGACAAGATAGACGACAGAAAAAAGAAACTACTTGAGGCACTCGAAGAGTGTCACGGGATTATTACCGATGCCTGCAACAAGGCCGGTGTAGCAAGGGCTTCATACTACAACTGGATAAACGAAGACCCTGAATTTAAGGCCGCCTGCGAAGAGGCACAAGAGGCCGCCATTGACTATGTAGAGGGCCAACTTTTCAAACGAATTTCTGGGGTATCAGTAGAGGGTGCAGATGGGGAGGTTTTCGAGCAACCGCCGTCTGACACTGCTATCATATTCTACCTTAAAACCAAAGGTAAAAAGAGGGGATATGTGGAGCGGTCAGAGGTGGACCACTCAGGCGGCATCAAATTAAGTAAACCTACATGGTTTGACGATGCAATGGAAACAAAAACAACCTAAGACCTACTATGACCTGAAAGGCAGTAGGAAAAGGATCGTTATAAACCAGGGAGGGACGAGATCGGGCAAAACCTATTCAACCCTTCAAGTTCTTTGTGAATATTGTCAGAGAAACCGTGACAGCGGCGCAATCATATCGGTGATACGAAAAACACTGCCGGCCCTGAAGGGTTCCGCTTACCGGGACTTTTTGGAGATTTTGCAGCGGGAAGGGTGGTACAGCGAGAATGACCATAACAAGTCAGAAATGTACTATAACCTTTTCGGGAACCTGTTTGAGTTCATCAGCGTGGATCAGCCCCAAAAGATAAGGGGCCGGAAACGGACAATCTGCTTTATCAATGAAGCCAATGAGTTGACCTGGGAGGACTTCTTTCAGTTGAATATCAGGACTTCAGACAAGATAATTGTGGATTATAACCCGTCCGATGAGTTCCACTGGATATATGAAAAGCTGCAAATCAGGGAAGATGCGGATTTCTTCGTAAGCACCTATCTGAATAACCCGTTCTTGCCGCAGGAACTGATAGACGAAATCGAACTACTCCGGCAGGCCGATGACAATTATTGGCGTGTTTACGGGCTTGGGGAAAGGGGAATCAGTCAGGAAACGGTTTACACACACTGGAGCTACGGCGAGTTTCCTGAAGATTGCGAGGTTGCTTACGGGGTGGATTTCGGGTACAATGTACCGTCAACGGTGGTAAAGATCGGGTTTAAAGAGGCTTCATGCTACGTTTCTGAGGCACTTTACGAAACCAAACTGACAACCAATGACCTGATAGAACGGCTTAAAGGACTTGGTATAGAGCGGTCTGATGAGCTTTTTTGTGACAATGCGGAACCGAAAACCATTGAGGAACTATGCAGGGCAGGCTATAACGCAAAACCGGCAGAAAAGGACGTTTACGCTGGGATTCAGAAAGTAAAGTCTATGCCGCTGATCGTTACCCCTGAAAGTGCAAACCTGATAAAAGAGATCAAAAGCTACAAATGGAAGCTGGATAAAAACGGGAAAATTCACCCGGATGAGGTCCCGGTAAAGTTCAATGACCACGCTATGGATGCCATGAGGTACGGAATTTATACGAAGCTGAATAGGCCGAAATTTGAAATTATAGTATAATGGGAATATTTGATTGGTTACGAGGCGAAAAGAAGGCGGCAAAGCCCGCAGGAGGATTCCCGTCCTTTCAGATCATCAACGGCCAATGGGTCGGCATTGACGACAACAAAGGCAGCTACATAACCAACGGTTACACAATCAATGACCAGCTTTATTCAATCGTTAACTTGATTTTGGATAAGGTCAGGCTCCCGGAGTGGGGTACTTACAAGGTTAAAGACGAGCAGAAATTTAAGGCATATCAGGGCTTAATGCGGAAAAAGGGGCTGACCGGGGAGGATTACAAAACCCTGTTGCACCTGAAAGATCAAAGCCTGGAGCCGGTTAATGCCGGAAAGCTGACCGAGTTACTTAAATACCCGAATGAATATCAGTCAATGCAGGACATGATGACGGCCCTTATCGGTTACAAACTGCTGACAGGTGACTATTACCAGTATAACGAGTTACTGGATGCCGGAGCAAACCAGGGGCAACCCTTCGCCTTTCATGCCCTTCCATCTCAGGACGTTACCATAATCGCAGACCGGACAAAATTCCCGCTCACTGAGATGGGTTATAACATAGCCTCAATACAAGCAAATTTCGCTAAATCACAGGTTTTACACGGCAAGTACTGGAATCCCGGGTTTGATGCCAACGGTTCGCATTTATACGGCCTTAGCCCCGTTAAATCAGCCCTGAAGCGACTGACCCGGAATAATAGCGCATTGAAAGCGTCAGGGGCCATGTACCAGAATCAGGGGGTTAAGGGTATTCTCTTTATTGACGATCCGAGGGTTTTACAGGCAGGAGTTTCCCCGGTAGACACCAAAAAGCAGATGGACGCTGTAAAAGGTACTTTGGCCGGCGAGTGGACAGGTGAGGATAATTTCGGGAAAATAGGCACATCAGGCTACAAAATGGGATGGCAGGAGATGGGACTGAGCCCAGTTGACCTGAATATCATTGAGGCTGAAAAGTGGGATTATATCGGGCTTTGCAACATTTACGGAGTTCCGCCTGAGTTGCTCGGACTGACCGCCAAGACATACAACAACGTGAAAGAGGCTGAATCGGCTTTGACCTCACGGGTTGCCATGCCGCAGCTCGTCAGCTACCGGGACGGGTTAAACCGCTACCTGCAAACATACACGGCGCAAAATAACAAGGGTATCATAGTTGATTTCGATCAGACCTGTTTCACTGAATTACAGGAGGATTTGGCGGCTAAGTGGGGATGGATAAAGGAATTGCCGATCAGCCCGAATAGCAAGCTGATGCAAATGGGTATGGAAACGAACAAGGCACCCGAATTTGACGAGGTATGGATTACCCCGGCGATGGGTATGCCGCTTTCTGAATGGCAAATGCAGGACAATGGACAGGATAACGCAACAGGTATATGAGGCCTATCCGGTCACAGCTAAAGAAAAATGCTACTCCATGCACCGCCGGAAAATGGAGTACAAGCGGGAACATTTCCGCAAACGGTTGATAGATGAACAGACAGCAGTACATACAGGAATACGAACGAATACAGCGGAAGTACCGAAAAAAGTTCTTCCCGGCGGTTTATAAAGCGATCAACAGTATCGTAAGTTCTTTGATTGACAAGATACAGGCAGACGGGGTGCAGTCCGCTATGGGTGACCTGATGCTGACCATCATTAACGACAAGATCGGCGAACCGGTGAAACGGATATACTCAGAGGTGGGTATGTTTCACGTGAAACACAATTACCGGTTTATACGTGCCGAAATTGGCCGGAAGGCTTTAGGCCGGAATGAAATCTGGGTGCAGGAAATCATAGCATATCTGGAAAAGAACCTTTGGCAGTACGTGGTTGCAAAGCCAACGGAAACGCTCCGGGATCACTTTTTAAGGGTATTGCAGGATGGCATTGACAAGGAATGGTCAGTAGACGACATTATCCGTGAAATCAGGTCAGACCAGTTTGCAAGGTATCAGGCCGAAAGGATAGTCAGGACAGAGGTAGGGCGGGCAGCTAACACCGGTAAGAAGATTGCCGCTGATAGCTTTCCGTACGAGATGCAAAAGGAGTGGATCAGCTTTCAGGATATGCGGACACGGGGCCGGGTGCCGGATGACAAAAAGGATCACTACCACCTAAACGGGCAGACCGTGGCAATGGATGGAATGTTTACCGATCCCCGGTCAGGCGAACAGATCGAATACCCGAATGCACCAGGGGGAAGCCCCGGAATGGTTATAAACTGCCGGTGTACCTATGCCACAACCCCGAAACGGGACGCAAACGGCGGGTTGATCGGCAGGACGGCGAAAATTAATGTAGGCTTATAAAGCAAACAATATGGAAAAGAAATACAGTTACAGAGAGGCGGAAATTAGTGAGTTTTTCCCTATCCAGATAAAGGATAT